GAGTAGACGTACAACATGCCGGTGGGCATCGTTAAGTACTTGTTGCCAGAGGTCAGCGAACCCGTTTGATTCTTACGAAACGCAGGCAGCTCTACCGTCGTGTAGATTTTTTGCTCTGCTTGTTGAGTAAACATAGCGAGCTGGTCTGCTGTGAACGTCTGTACGCAGATGTCTTCTATGTTTTGAGTCAGTTCGCTGTAGTTCACGGTTTACCCCTTACGCCATTGGACCACGAGCCATCGTGCCCTTGGTCGCTGCGCCGTTACCGCGGGTCTTAACACCGCTGCTTTTTACATCAATCGGCTGGTTAACGGTGTCTACTTTGTACACCGTCGGTATCACCGGCATCACAACGACTTTTGGTTCCTTGGTGCTGTTCTTCATGTTCATCTCCTAAGATATAACTATTCTTACGTAGCCTACAGTGCCGCCAGAGCTTACCCCAAGTACCGGGAGGATCAACGCTCGCTCTTCTGGGAACTCGTTAAAATCAGGTCTTGGGTTTCGCAGTGCCTGCGGGTCATCTACAGGAAACTCACCCAAATGCAGCTGCGGGTGATCCGGGTTCCAGCACTCAGTGCACGCCATGACGTTGGTATTTCTGCCCTTAACAATCAGCTCTCGCAGCTCTCTTAGCTTGTAAGGGAACCCGCATACATCACAGATTGATAGCGACTTTTGACCTGAAGCATACCGGCTGCTCATGGCTACCTCGTATAAAACATACGTGGTACGAAGCGAACGGGTGCTTTCTCACGATCTTCGCCCGCCGCCAGTTCAAACTGACGCTCGTATTCTGCCTGAATCATCGGTACACGCGGCATCAAAGCCGGGTCTTTCTGCGCAATGTAGTACGCCAGACCTGCCACCAAACACGGCAAGAACCGGAAGTTTACATCGGGAGTCTGCACACCACTGCCAGCGTCTTGAATCCTGCGCATCCGCCAGTACTTAATAATGTAGTAGGGGGCGTTAATCGTACCTTGGTCTGGCACAGGCCACAGAGTGACCGTGGGGTTATCCCGGGCGCGATCAATATACAGCTGAATCGGCCGACCTTGGTTCAGTTTGTTAGGGATAGTGGAGTAGGTAGAAACGCTTATCCGTGAGATGTTCAGGTCTGACTGAGTAGACGCATTACCCGCACCGGTGCGCACAACGTGCTCAAGCAGGTCTATAGTGTCGGCCGGCAGGTTGTACGTGGCAACACCCTGACCGAGGTTTATCGTGCCTTCCTCAATCGTCCACATGTTAAGACCACGGTTCTGCCACTCAATAGTCAACAGATTCATCGAACGGCGTGCAGTTCTAAGGTCGTACCCCGAACGCATTTCACGTCCAGCACGCTCCCACGCCTCTTCCGCAATCTCGGTGAAGTCTAGGTTAAACGCTGTGGTGCCGGATGTGGTCACGCTGTGACTCCTTGTAATGCCAGTCCGATTTTAATCAGTTCTTCACAAGTGGCATCGCTTTTTATTCGGTTGGCTCGATGGCTGATTACCCACACATTATCTTTTACATACCCCTTGCTGGAGTCAATGCGATCTATCGAAGGATGAACATCAACACTGTCGGAATATGAATCTAGTTTAACCCCCAAAAGGGGACAAAACTCCGGCACATGTAAATCCGCTACCGTAATTGAAAACTCCATGCCTTTTTTACGGCTTCTTTGTTTTGCAATATTAAACAAGTAAGCCTCCGGTCTACGCTTTCTGCGGGTTATCCAAGGTTTTGTTTTTGCCGCATGTTCATTGCACTTTATACGACGCGCAACAAGCTGCTCTTCTGTCGCGTTTTCCCATTTAATTTTATAGGTACTATGCTGGTAAGCCTTTGTTCGTGCCTTTATCTTTTCTTTGTTTGCTTGATAATAAGCAGCCATGTATTCTTTTTTATCAGTAAAAGGTTGCACAGATGTTGCCATTACCTTTTCCTCTTCAGCGGGTCAACCCGTTTGGGCGCCCCAGCTGGTTGTCCCAAATTCTTCTTTTGGGCTATTCTGGACTTTTTTTCCGCCGCAGTCATTTCGCTTGAGGTCTTCGGCGTTTTATCGGAGACCCGCTTGCTCGGTCTACAGTAAGGCGTGCCGCGTTTTTCACCTTCTTGGCGACCACACGCCTTGCCGGTGCGTACATCTTTCCAGTCTTCTTTGAACCAGCGCTTTAACGACGCACCTTTTTCAGTCTTGCGAACGGCCATTTTAGCCGCCTCGCTTACGACATTTGGCAATCGCACCAGAAGCGTAGGCTGATGGGAAAACTTTGTATTGTGCCTTCACCTTATTGTAGCAGGCGTCTTTGACGGTGCCTCCTTTCTTAAAGGAAGCTCCCGGCTTTTTATCGGAGGCAACCGCCCCCATCCCGCGACAAGGCATCATAATCAGACCATCCTGCCTCTGGTGTGGCCCTTAGCAACTATACCGTCAGCGCGAGTCACACCGCCTGCAGCGTAGCCTTTCTTCGCCACACCACCGCCCATCATTTTCTTGGTGCCGCAAGCAGAGCCGCCTTTAGCCATATTCTTGGTGGGGCCAGAGCCTTCCATGTCCATACGCTTACGTGGAGACATCATCTTCATATTCATCATTTCTTTGCTCCTTTAGCTTTACGCTTATCGGCATTGTTGAATTCTTTACCAACTGACTGTGGAACACCCACCTGCTTAGCAAACTTCGGATTGTTCGCCACTGCGGCCATGAACTTTCGTTGTCGTTTGGATACAGTAGGCATGATCTACCTCAGCAATTCCAAGCCCGCAGGCTCTTATTTATCCGACTGTTTGGGTCACTGGCGGTCTTACTGCTCGTGTTCTTGGCCTTCATCCCTTTCATTCTGGCGCAAAAAGACTTTCGTCTGGCTGCGTCTTTGTCGGTTTTAGGCTTTGGCGCAGGGGGTTTAAGGTTCATACCCTGAGCTTTTGCAGAGGCGCGACCCTTGGCGTTTAATCCACCTTTAGGGTCTTTGCCTTCCTTACGAGTCCACGCTGGTGATTTAGCCACAGAACACCGTCACACTTGTGATTTCACTTAGGGTCATTACCGCAAAATCTGTTCGATTACTGCGAGTGGTTAAGATACCTTCCCCCGGAATAATAATGCTATCGGAGAATGCGGTGCCCGTCGGGGTATCTACCTGCAGTAACAAAGAACCACTAGAGCTGTTCAGGTTAAACTTTATTGACCCCGCGGTTGCGGTTGCAACGTAGTACAAGCCCTTGATCCGCGTACGGGGGAGCGCCAGAGAACCAACAGAACCGATCTTCACGTTGCCCGCAGAGGCACCGCTTGCCGTGATTCGACTCACCACCGTGTAGAAGTTAGCCGACGTAGCCACACCGACGTTAGCACCGGTCACCACTTCGGTCGTATTAGCCCCGGTCAGATCACCGACCTTGATACCGACGATGGTAAAAGTAATTCCAGCGTCGTTACCGGCAGATGTTATGCCAATCTTATACCCCGTGCCATACGGTGACACACTGGTTGTCAGCAGGGTCAAAGCACCAGCGGCTGCAATAGACGCGTTGGTGCGAAGAATGTCGTCATCCGGGGCCGAGTTTATCGCCCAAATATCATATTGCATGACTTACTCCTTGATGAGACCCTGTAAGATCATCGCTTTTCGCGCAGCTGAGCCCACGGCAGGCAGCTCAACAGGCGTAGGTGCTTGTTCCTTGGTGGTCTTTTTGGCCGGTTTTTTAGCCTTTTCGACGTCACTCATGGCTTACTCCTTAGCGGGTTTGTGTCCCGATGATGTAATCCAACGTGGTTACACGTGTGCCGCTGGCGGAACCAGACACGCTCATGGCTGCCATCGTCAGGTTTTCGTCATCAGGGATGTTGGTGGTGTGCTGGGCAACTTGTCGGCCGTTAACGAAGAACGTCACGCTACCGGTGTTAGCCACGTTAAACGAGAGAACGACGTACGTGTTGTCAGCCAAGTCCACACCAGAGTCGGTGGAAGTCTCAGTGCCGTTCTTCTCAGTCTTGCACAGAATTGACGCGTTGCCGTCGTTCACTTGGAACACGATGCGGTCAGTTGCAGTCAGCATTGCTTCGGGGTTAGTTGCAAAGTTCAACGTCAAACCAACACAAATGTCAGTCTGGTCAGCGTCGTTGCATTTGATGCGGGTAGAGAAGAAGATGCCAGTGTTTGCAGCTACAGCAAATATCTCGTTGCCCTGAATGGAAGCGCCATCGTCGTCAGTTGTAGCAGTAGATGTCAGAGCCAGCTCACCACCAACAGTGTCAGCCACGATACCCACGGAAGCACCGGTGTCTTTGATCACAGTCCAATCATTGGTGGAATCAAACGCCACACCAACGAAGTCGTCCATCAAGGAGAATACAGCAGGGTTGACGCCAATTGGCATCTCGGCCATACCAGCGAAGTAAGCGTTTGTGTTTGCGCCAGAATAGAGTAACGGACCGGAGTAATGAGTAGCCGACATAATGAAATCCTCACATGCGAGTAGTGCGCTTCAGTCTGCATGTCGTCCGCCCGACCGGTCTGCAGCGCATAAAATGTTTCGGGGTTACGTGCTTTTTACGTTGTTTTGTCCTTGTTGTCAACGCGCAAATAAAAAGGGCCCCGAAGGGCCCTAGTGGGTCTCTAGTCAACTGACCCTTACTAGACTTTACGCTGCGCCGGGGCTTCCGAAGATTCCCAAACTGTCGCTCACTCCGAAGCTGTATCGCTCACGCGCTTTGTAACGAGCGTTGCCCGTGTCAAAGTCGGCGTCCATTGAAGTCTGCATCGGGGTACGGACGAAGTGCTTCAGACCGTTCGGGATGTCAGTCATCAGGAACCATGCGTTGTTATCAGTCAAGTAGTTGTTGACTGTGTAACCACCGGGGATACTTCCCATGGAGCGCATTGCGTTGATGTCGTTGTCAGCAGTTGCCGGACGCAGTTCAGTTTCGAGCAAACGAGTTGCAACGAACTGCAGCGAGGGCGGAACAACCAACTTACGTGGCTTAGCTGCAATCAACAGACCACGTTCGTCAGTCCACGCAGCGATCTGAATTACCGCGGCTTCCAAAGAAGTCTCGTTCAGGTCTGCAGGAGTTGCCGGGGTGTTGCTGTTGGTGCCGCCAGATACCAGCGGGTGGTCAGTAGCACACAAAGTTTTACCGTCACCGTAAGTTACGCCTGAGCCAGAGAACGCATTGTTCAGAATGGCAGCAGCTTTAACTTGCTTGGTGTACGCCATGGCACGAGCCAGCGCTTTGGTGTAACGAGTAGACAGTGAGTCATACAGGTTATCTTCCACAGCTTCTTCAGTGATGGAGAAGCCCATTGCGATGGTTTCGTGAGTGTAGCGAGCGGTAAACGCTTCTTGCGCATTGTCATACGCGATGGCTGAGCCTTCGTTTTTAACGGGGGCTGCACCAAAACCTGACAACTTGGTTTCTTCTTCAAATGAACGCTCTGAAGTTTCAGTTTCAAAAATCTGAGCGTGTTCATCGTTGTATCGACCGTACTCCATGCCAAACAGAGCATTAAGCCCCGGAAGCAATTCTTTGAGTAATTGGGCGCGTGAAATAGCCATAGTCGCCTACTCCTTATATTCCGGTGTTCACAGTCATGCTGTGGAAGCCGAGGTTGATTTTAACCAGAACGTCCGGAAACGCGTCTGACACTGGTGAAGCAAAACCCAAAATACGGAAAGCTGCAGGAACAGTAACAACCGTTGCATCCAGAGCGCTCGTAGAGTTACCGGTAGTTGTATTACCAGTAGAAGTACTTTGAGCAGCAGCGAAGAACGTGTTCGTACCAACAGCTGCCTGTGTGGCAGTGCCATCAAGCTGAGCTTGGAACAATACCATCGGGTCATCCACAACAAACGCTTGGACAACACCGGTTGTACCGGATGGGTAAAACTGACTGAAAATCACCTGACCTTGAGTATTAACAAATCTGCAGCCGACGAATACGCCAATTGCGCCTGTAACACTGGTTGAGCCTGTGGGCCAGTCGTTAGTTGTTGCATCTGCACCGGTACCGGTGACGATGGCGATGTAGCCGTTAGCATTAATGTACACCACACTTCCGTAGAAGATGTTGGTGTTAACACCAGCCGGATCAATCAGAAACGTAGAGTAGGCGCCCGCGTAGGGCATCCCGTCTACACGCTTAACGGGACGAAGCCCGTATGGTGCGGCAGTTGTAGCCATGATTAACTCCTAAAATTATCCTTTACCGAAAGTTACCGTAGTTTTTCTCTCATTGAAGAGAGGCATCCTCGGATCGTTTTCCCGCATAAGGTTCTGGTCCACGGCGATCATCTGAGACCTAGTTTGGTTCGTGTAATACTCATTACGTTCCTTAACCAGCTCGACGGGCGCTTTACACAGCAGCAATCCACCAATCACAACATTATCCTTAAAGCGTTCGTTCTCAATGCTACTCAGGAAAATCTCTGGGTGGTCTACTGCTCGCACGGGTTCCCAACCTTCGCGGAGTTTGGAAGAGACATTGATTGCATCAGCCTGACCTCGGGTACTTACGCGGACCCAGTGAAACGTATACCCAGCTTCCGGATTCGGAGTGGGCAGCACTTCGGGTCTACGCCACGCCGACTTGCGTTGGGTGCGTTCACGTTTTTCCAAGTCTCGGTCTAATCTGTTATCAGCCATTATGTTCTCCTCAATAACGCAACCTGTTTGGCGTAGTCTGCAAGTGATACTCCCATCCTCTTGGCTACAGCGATTTGTGATTCGCTTAAACGCACCTTTATCGGTGCTGTGCTCCGCGTAGCGGGTGCGACCACATTTGCTGCTTTCCGTACTTTCTGAGGTTCTGGTGTATCCTCAATATCTTCATCGAAGTTCTCTGGGAACAACTTTCGCATACGAGTATTTACTTTCTCGTAGTATTCATCCGAGCGAGGGTCAACACCCTCTTTTACTAGCTTGCTATGGTACCCTAGTGCGTACGCTGTCATCTCGTCGTCACTACCGAACCACGTATTTTCGTTTCTCCAAGCCTCTGCTTTCTCATCCCGCGCTACTTGCGGCTGTTGGGCAGGGGGCCTTTGCTGCTGTTGTACATTATTGCTTTGGCTTTGTAAAGCAGTGTCCCCAGCCGTAGCTGCGCGGGGTTTAAGGCTACCTACCTTATCCATACGCATTTGAGCAGAGTTAAGAGCTTCTTGAGCGGCAATAATAGCGTCAGTGTCCCCGGAATCGTACGCTGTTTTGTACTTTTGCCGGGCATTCGCTAACTCGTTCTGCACCTGAGCTTTGGCAGACTCGATCAGCGCATTGTGTCCTTTATCGACTGAACCTTTGAGCTGCTGATTCTCACTGAGCAGCGCTTTGGT